CTTTGTTTATGCGTTCCCATCAAGAACTAGCCCAATCTTACGACCGTTATGAGCCCCTTCACTAGTAGGACTGTCTCATAACCAAGGGGATTCCTTGATGAGTTCTCGGGAAAAATAAATTTTGAAAATTTTAACCGATAGAAATGAGGTACTGTTCATCTCATTTCTAGCTCCTTAAACTTAAATGTACATCTAAATACTTATACTTATATTACATTAAGCCTATTAAGCATTTGCTATTCTAAATGATTCATATAAAGCAGCAAATACACCTATAGCTTGACAACGTTGGGTAGGTGTTAACTCAACGTCCCAACTGTCCCAAATCCAGGATTGTGCCTGCATCATCCAATTTTGCAATTGGAGTGGATCAAATCCGGCATCACCTTGATCCCATGCATCCTTATGGAATTTTGCCATTGCATGGATTGCAATTAGCTTCTGGTCCCAATTCAACTGAGTGTACTCATTTTTGAATCTACCAAGCAATTCCATCGTCCGCAATTTGAGAGTTGTCTGTTTGTCAAGCTGGGGATTAACTTCAATTTGGGAGGAATTGGGGGGTTCGTCTGGGGTTGGATCGGAAAAGTGGCCCTGCATAGTTGCTTTCACTGTTTGGTTCTGAACCATCCTGCAAGTATTAGGATCTTGATATTTACTTGCATTCCATGAAAGTATTTGCACGCCACTTGTTCCAACCGAAAGTTGGGGAGTGCCCATAAGCCAGCCAAAAGTCAGGTCATCATTTCCTGCACGAAGTATATCTACTTCACACTGAGTTGAGGCTTGAATAGCCGGCATATGAACATTTGCATCTAAAAGAGAAATCGGGAGTTTTCTAAATTTAGAATAAAATGGAACTGATATTTCATGGACGGGATTTAAATCCATGAAAGTTTGATGGGTGGGTCCGGTATGAATATTTTTAGCAATTCGAGTAGTATCTTGTGTCTGTTTAACTAAAGTACTAATTATACGATTAACTTTAACTGGTGTATTATCTTGAGTAACTACTTTCTGGATTGTATCTGTAAAAACTTTGTATCGGGTACCGCCACGGAAGAATCTATACATATAACTTAAAACAGTTGCATAATCAGGGTGAGTTGTTGTAAAACCTTGGTAAAAGCGTCCGGTTTTCTGCACGTCTTGTATATCTTTCTGCCAATTGAGAATTAAAGGAATTTGTGGGCCTAAAGTAGCTCCACCTATGTATCTGAAAGCACGCAACAAGGGTCGCAAATTTATAATTCGTTCACCAACTGCATTCTTACAAGCATTCATAGCATCCTGAACTCCATTCTTGGTGTCAAGAAATATTTCAACATTACCTTCAGCCTTATTACCAATGTTTATTTGCATATTAGCTCGGACTTGATTAGCACATTCATGTGGGACTCCATCTATGGCAGCATATATAGATGCTGTCATGAAATCTTCTGTCTCATTACCGGATGGTGGATTGGTATTGAATGCATTAATCACGTCTTCTTTTGTAAGCTCATATGTTCCGGGATTTATATTAGGGTGGTATACTAAAATATCTCCTTCCGTTGCTGGTTTGGGTGTTGATAAAACTACATTTTCTGCCCATTTCCAAACAATTATATCCACATAATCTGAGACTGTATCCGGAGCTAGCAGATCAGAGACTGGTCGAATAACCAATGCTCCAATGGCGCTATCCATGATATTCTGGATATTGATTGGTGGAGCAATTTCACCAGAAGTATCATTGGCTCCAACTGTGGACTTAAACAATTGTTCGGAAACGAATGGAATTTTAATAGTTATTTCGCTGTCATTTGTTAAATCTAAAATGTATTTATAATTGTTAGCAGTGTCAGCATCATCATAGCTTTGGGGTGAATTAAAATTAAATTTACCTGGATCAAAGAAAATTTCTAACCTCCCCACATGAAACGCCGTTTTAACAACTGAAATTTTAAAGCAAATTGTTGCTCGCCAATAAGAAAACAGTTGAGAAACATATTCACATGGTGCAGTATCTAAAACTGTGTTTGAAACTTGGTATTTAAAATTAATTATAGATTCCAAATCTACAATCTGAGGGAATACTCCATTCAGGCTAACTCCTGCTATTTCTGAAGAAATAGGTTGTGTGAATCTGGAAAGCTTTGGCTGGCTTGTTGGGTCTGTATAACGCTCAAAAGGTGCAATACCAACTGGGATCACTCGAAGAGCAGTTCTTTCAGTTGAATTGCGAACTCCATTGCGTTGTTGTGCAACACCTACTTTCCATGGAATTACATATTTTATGGCTGGATTTTGACAAACATATTCCAAACTCATCTCGTCTACGGCGCTTGGGAATATATTTGTGGGTCTTTCCAACTCATTCTGGTTACTTAAACTAAGGGAAACACTATTATCTATATTTGTTGTGTGCGCATAATTTTTACCTGGGAGATTAGCAAGTTCAAGCACTGGCTCCATACGTTGTGGTTTGCTCCAACCAAAGATCGATGCCAAGCCTCCAACAATGTCTGCCGCCCAACCAACTATAGGTGCTACTTCATTGATAATAGGTATATCTTTGATAATAGGAATATTACCAATTGCATCTGCTGCAACGGATATACCACTAGCAATTCCTGAAATAGGACCACTAGCCTGGGCTTCCGCTTGAATTTGCATTGAAACTGGAATTTCCCAATTCTCTTCTAAACTACGGGGAACACGCGACTTCTGAGCCAGTAGGCTCATTACTCTCGTATATGCTTGGAGATTAGATGCTTTAAGTTGTTCTAATTGCTGGGTTAAAGGGTCTGGTTGATAAACAATTTGCCTTTCAACTCGTGTCGTTGCCTTACCTCCATATTTTGCTCGGTATTTTTCCTCGAGCGCCGGGATTGATTTTAGAGTTGGAACATTCAGAGTGATATTCTCAAACCAACCATAGATAGTAAAATCTATGGCAACAGATTCTGGCATAGCTGATGTTCCTGTTCTGCATGGTGAAATACAAAACAGGTACAGCTTAACAAAATCTTCCGGTTGTTCTGATGTCAAAACATAAGCTTCTTTATAAGAAGCAAATGGAATGATTATCTCAACTGAATTATCCAACTGAACATCAATCTCAACCCCTGGATAGGCAGTAACACCAGCTCTACTAGCAAATTTCTGTTTGCGGGCATTAGTAACTAAATCCTCATAAGGAGAATAAGTTAAATAATACCTTCCTGAAATAAAGGGATTAGCATTTAGAACTACTTTGATGTGAATGTCTGCTTTAAAATATTGATGATTATCCATTTTCTCCAATTTGTTGCCTTGTTTCATTAAACTTGAGGGAAGTTGATATTCTCTAACGGGTTTTTGTTGTCCTGTTGTAGTATAGTTGAAAACCACTGCGTGCAATGGAGTATCTTCGGAGGGATGAACTTGAAAATGTTCAAGTTTAACGGGGCGTTGTAGAAACTGAATAATAGTATGCGTATCATCCATGTTTGAAGCATCTGAATCATCTTGCGCCATTGGTATTGTTGAAACTTGGGGCGCCTCCACATCGTGGAAAGCCGTGATTTCCACATGCTCGATCGAATTTTCTGTCGTCGTTGCTGCGAGTTGTGTGTTGGCAGCAGAGGTTGTGCTTTCTTGCGTTGAATTATTTGAATCAGCAGGTTTGGTGTTTCGGTTCGTACAGAATAAATTCCATACTGCCATAGCAACCCGATATGGCTGAACCTAGCCAATTGAGGATTTGGTGGGGCTGCCACCAGGGCTCCTCATCCTAAATAGGACACCCTCTTATTCTCTTAAAGCCATCACGAAACTAGTTAATTGGCAATTTCCTGTTCGTTAGGTAACCAGAAAGAGAATGGTTATAGGTAATAATCCATATATCGTGTGTGCCAATATCCCAAATATGAATCATGATCCAAAGTTTGACCTGTTGTTTTAAGGTATGCTTTGTCAATTTTGTTGGTCCAGTGTTCAAATGTTTCCTTATCATGTAATGATAATTCCATAATTGACACTTCACAATTGACTTTTGTACCTGTTTCAGCATCCAATTCACCTCTCATCCAATTTGGAGTTTCCAAAATAGTATCAAGGCTCAAAGGTGCATTCCAAACTTGTCGGTCATGATCATACTTGAAATTCCGTTTGAGATATGCGACCTCACTTAAATCTCTCCACCTAGGTATATCACCAGATAAGGTTTTAGCCTCATCAGTGTAGATATATCCAAACTTAGAGAAAGCTGAGGTTATAGTCGTCATATTAAAGAAGGGCGCAACTGCATCACTGAAATTGATCACATTATCGTCTCCATAAGAGACCATAGAAACATGTTTATCAAAATCACTCATGGAATATTTAGTTCCACGAGCGCATTCCTCAAAACACATTCGAAGTCCCATTGAATTAATAAAACAATTAAGTGGTGTAGTCACGGGATTTCCAGAAGGTTGGCTATGCGTTGTCATATAAATGATACCATCACACAAATGCACACTATTAAAAACATCTAAAAAGAGTGTTTCACGAATAAGTGCATTGCGTGGTCCATCGTCATAAAACTCATTAACCAATTGAACAAATTTCTCCATCATACAGGAATTCAGTGTACCATCGAAAGTTGAAAAATCTCCAGCTATCACCTTTGATCCTTTCTCTTGTAACTTACGGGCGGTCTTACCCCAATCTCTAGAATACACATTGGTTCCTATACTAACTTCATTTGAAATTCGATTTTCCATCAAATGCGCAACAAATCCTAAAAAGTATTTTCGAAATACTATGGTATAATCCATAGGTCCATTCGAGAACACACGGGTCTTGAGCGCATTGACTTTTTCAATTGGTCGTCTCTCGTCTTTCAAAGTATCAACCCAAATTGTTGGCAAACGAATACCTTTAGCTGCTTGTTCCTCACGAAACTTGCATGCCTCAAGTATCTCTTCCGAAAAAAAATAATTCTCATCATTACCAAACCATTGGGTCTTTCCTTTGAAGCCATTTTGTCGTTGTTTTATCCATGGATATCCAGGAGAGGATTGACGATTAATCGGTCCAATGTATTCCGAATCAGGAGATCCAACAATACATTCATCCCAAGTTAATACTCGGGCCAATTTCTCATCTTTTCCTTGAAACCATTTAGCTTTTACAAAAGTGTAAGCACGGTCTATTATTTCCTTAGAAATATAAGGCGTATTTAAAGCACTTTTTGCTAAATTTTTATGTTTCATATTTATTCCTGGATATTTAAGATAAGCCGGTTTCGTCTTAATGTCTATAATCTGTCCATGTACAAGGGAAGGGCGTATTTCCGTTTGACAGGGTTCAAATAGAGGCTCGACTCGTCCTACTGGAGTAAAACATTTAGATGGTAATTTAAATGCTGAGATGAGATCTTCGGTCACTTCCTGGTTAAAAGGAAGATCAACTTCAATCAAATCTACTACTCCATCAAAGTCAGTCTCTATTTGCATATTAACAGGGATTTTCTTGAAAACTCGTTCAAGATCATTCTGGGTAACACTTTCAGCATAAGCTGTTCCATCATCTGCTCCAGCGACATGGATTCCTGCAATTTTCCTTAAAACTCGCGTTTCATTGATTACTACAGGACTTCCACAGTCACCGTTTTTAGTTGGACACTTATATTCTAAGCCCTGACGAAGATAAAAATCTCCTTTTTCATCATCACAAAGAGTGACAACTCTGTCAAGGCATCTTGCGGTTTGGTTACCAAGAATAGTCAGAACAAATTTTCTCAACTTATCGCTAAATCTAATTGTAGGGATACAAGTATCAGCTGTGCGATACATAGACATACTCTCACCATCACTAAAATGTTTCACCAAATCACTATGTTGATGTACATAGCGTGGGAATGTGAGAAGTGCTGCTTCTTTTGAGTCACCAAATCTATCAGTAATTGTATTTACGATTACATCTTTCCATGGTATCTCAAAACGCACTTCAAACAAATTAGTGAGGCTAATAATGTCATCATCACAAAGGAAACCTATCAAATGCCCCGGAACTAACATATTTGTGGCACGCACAAACAATCCATTCAAAAGAGGCATTTCTCGATCTCCTCGTTTAACTGATATCTTGTATAGATTACTTAAAATTCTATTGTTAATAATGTTTTGAGCAACTTGATCTTTCCACATTTGCATACTAGCTTGAATTTCTCTCTCAACCTTAGGTTTTTGGGGTTTAAGTGTTTGAGGATCTCCACTTACTACAGCTTCAAATTTCGCAACTTTAGGCTTCAAAGTATTGGGATCACCAGAAACACTGGCCTCAACCTTGATGTTCCTTGGTTTACAAGTAATTGGATCTCCAGACGCACTAGCTTCGACTTTAACAGTCTTAGCTTTAATTGTATTCGGATCTCCGGAAACACTTGCTTCAAGAATGAATTTCTTGCCATTATATGAAAAATGTGGTTCCTTAACATAAATATCTAAGTTTTCACCAACACTATTTAGAGCACTAACTAAGTTGGTGTTAACTTTATCTACTAATATGGGACGGGGATTCTCTAATATACTAGGGAGAAATTGGATCACGTGGTGAGGTTTCATTCCTGAAACATCGTTGTATTCCTTATTCTCTTCAGCTAATTTCACTGCAACACATCCAAGTTGGGCTTTATCTACTTTCAATATTTTCTCATTTATCATTGATGAAAAACATCTGTTATAAACTTTGGTCATAACAAATATTCCACTCAAAATGAGAAGTAAAGAACTCAATACGGCAATTGGGTGCTCAGTCACAATTCTGATAGCTTCTCTAGCATATTCTTTAAGGGAAGTCATAGCTATATTCTTAAACATTTTAAGTTTAGTTATAAGGGGGTCTACTTTAACATAATAAGTTTTCTTAATATTATCATAAATTTTATTCATGAAAGTGGTATAATCAGAGACACCATCATACTTGAGGGTATCCTCAATGATGGTTTCAGTGATATCAACACTCTCACCTGACTTATTGAATATCTTATCTTTAAAATTAAAACTAAATGCATTAGAAATATCTATTTCTGCTTGTTCAAGGGTAATTAATTGGGGTTGAAGATCTATTTGCATATGTACCCCTTTCTTGTATCGTTCTTCAGCATAATCCTCAAGAAACTCATTCATCTTGATAGATGAACTAAATGCTTCTCTCGTTTTCTGCTGAGCCAATTCAAGAAATTCGTCATATGTAAGACCCTCAGTAATTGTGGCCTCAGATTCAGGATCAACTAAATCCATTAGATATACATCTGTGGAAATAATTTTACCTGTCTCTCGTTGAACTTTCTGTTTATCTAATCTTTGAACTGCCATTCCTGATGTTTTGGAATATCCTGCTTTCGTAAATTCATCTTTATTATATACACGCGCACACAAGTCTACTCTACGGCGGAAAGCATCAGGGAAAGTTAAGGAGTTTACAACATGGTTGAAAACGTTGGAAGTTAACATAACTATTTTGGACGTGAATCTTGCTTTACGCTTGTCCTCCAGATGAGCCATATGAAGCGGATAGGGCGCAATATTTGCAGTCCTTATCAACTCCATAAATTCCTCATTCGGAGTTGAAGCACCATCTTTACGCTGACCAAAATCATCGTAAATCACAACATTTTGTCCTTGATAGTTATCCCAAAATTCTTGTTCAACATTTCTCATGTAGATGTTCTTGCTAAACTCCTTAGCCTCCTGTGCATTGGGTACGAACATATTATTAAGATCTATTGCCAATGGCCAAGACATTCCAGATTTTCCAACACCAGATTCTCCATACAACCATATTACTACGGGTTGTGTACGGGGTCTAGTGCCAAAAGCTCCAGATGTATCAACCATTTTGAGAAGATCGGTTAAATATTTCATATGCATATTAAAGGGTACGCTAAGTTTTTGGTTAAGTTTCTTTTCTGAAATTTCTTTTGAATATTCCAGACCACGCTTATATAGATTTTCAACTTCGATTATGATTTCAGGTTTTCTCAAGATATCATCACTTTTCTTTAATTCCTCTCGGCGTTCAAGAAAAGATCTTACTTGATCGAACCATTCATCAATTCCGGAAATGAAAGTTTCTATTTCTTGTTGCGGTCTTTGTCCAAGAACCTTAACCTTAAACTCTTCTAATCCTACTGTAATCATTTCATGAGTTACACTTCCTAAATCTTTAATACCTTTGGCTGAACGTCCTAAATCGCCTAAACGCTTTAGAACACCTTCGGTAAACGTTGGTTTTGGAAGTGCTTGGGTGAAAACCAAACTTAAAATTCCTAATAAGAAAATAACTATATGTGTTGGATTAAATTCTATATCATTAAGAGAGGTTGGCATGTCTATTTGCATTCGTGCCTGTATATTATTACTAACAACTTCTTCATAAATTGCACCATGTGCATAGTTACGGAAATCATCAAGCGTTCCATTTGGAATACCATATTTCAACAACATGCGACATAGCTCAATACTTAAAGTTTGTAATTTATACTGCGCTTTTGCCATATAAACATGTAATAAACTAAAAATAATATCTCCTACGAGACTAATGGTGTCGATACCTTTAACCATATACTGAGAAACGTCTTTCATAGACTTTCTAAAAGTTTGAAGAGTTTCTGTAATCGTATTAGTTATAGTATCTGCATTATTCTCAAAATTATTCTTAAGTTTATATGCGCCATACATTGCTGCTGCTGTTGTTCCTCCCAAAAGAACTTTGTTAAAGATCTGCATCTCTACCTTAATTCTCTTTTCTGGATCTTCAACACGTTCTTCTTCTTTGTATGTACGCATTGCTCTCTTATAACTTAATTCTAATTTAAGTTGCTCAACTGATTTACTATGCTTACTTCTATAATGTCTATTTCTACAAGATGTCTTATAATCGACAGGTCCAGGATTTGCTTCAATATCTCCTCCTAAAAGGAGTAATTTTCGCATATCATGGAGTGTCTTCGTTTTTAACATCTTCTTAATATATCCGTTATGCCATAAGAATTGATAAAAATGTACGCTAATTGGTATTTGGCTGGGTCGTTGGTTTTGGAAAACCAATTTATCAATAAAGAAGAAATATGTTTTAACATCAAACTCACTAAGCAATAATGCTCCCATTGTATTAGTCAGTTCATCACAATCAACTTCTCCGAAATGAATATTATCGATAGATAGAACAAGATTAAATTGGAATGCATTACATGCAAAGACTTTATCAGTCAAATCATCATAGAATCGGTTTTTCTTGATTCTATTATATTCTTCCTTATCTTCTGCTCCCATACACCAATATGCGATATTTTTAAGAGTAGCGGGTATTTTGTTAAAAGTGTTCATGTGAAATCGTCTGTTTACTTTACTACTGCTCCGACACAGGCAATACAAAACTGCAAGTTAACTGCGACCATAATGCAATAACCACTGAGCATTGCATGACCTTTATGTAGAAATGTAGAGGATATTTGACATAATACATGTCTAACATTCAAATATCATACTTAAATTCCACTAAGATTTGGTACTAGTTTTGTATATGTTGCTCAAGTAAAGCGCTTACCAAGCTTTAAAAACGTAGGTCTTAAATTAGAGCTGTAACGGCCCTCAAGCGTTTCACGGCTATATTGGGAACCTACTAAACTTCGGCTGTCACAGGTAATTTAAGATTACTGGTCCGTTGGATTTGAATAGTTTTAACAGTTATTCAGCTGTTTGTCGTATATCAAAATCGGGTCAGGATTAATACTTAAATGGTTTCGTCGTAAATAATCGGAATCGTTTTGTTTTATATACTAAGATGTGCCCTGCCTTGGAGAATGAATTCTCTGTACATCGACAACTTCATGCTCTTTCATGTGCTTAACGTCTCTCAAAGAATGCATGCTAAAAAACTCTGGACGTCTATTTTACCCATAGATGGGTCAAAATTGTGTGTGAGGTATAAACCTCAC